GTTAAGGCTAGTAAATTATTTAACAAGTATTTCACAATTAATTAATTATGGATTCTGAACTTATCAAATGGCTTACACAAATGCCAAAAAATTATTCTTTATCAGGTAGTAAAACAAGTTTTTACAATGGTGAAAAACAATTAAAACTATTTTTAAAAATAAAAGATAATTAGTTGTTTTTAGTCTCACTGCTCATAGCAACCCCACCTCGCAAAATTATGTACAACCAAAACCAACATCAAAGCCTAGCAACTACCACGCAACGCAAAAAACAATTAATTGCACTGACTTTATTTTTGTTTTCGTTTTTGTTTGCTAGTTGGTACGCACCCGAACACATAAACGGCTATCCCACCCCACCCCAAAACGTGAGATAATCCACGCCCGCACACAATACACCACGCCCCACCAGTTGGGGTTTTTTATTGTTTGTTGGTTACACTATCCACCCCACCAATGCCCCACGCACCGAACACCACACGCACAGGCCACCGCACCCGCAGGCCACCGCAGGGGGAGGGTTGCAAAATGCCAAAAAATTTTTTATCTAACCCTGAACCTACTGATAAATCTACAAATTAAGACTACTTTTTCTTTCCTTCTACGCTTATAGAAAGCTGTGGAGTGTTTAGATTAATTGTTTCTTCACTTTCCCCAAGCACTTTGCCTAACGAATCCAATATCTGAGCAGCAGTTTGAAGCTGACCTCTCTTCATCGCCTTGTTGAAAAGCCTCATCCTCATCCCCTGGAGTCGTGCCACCATCTTCTCTCTATCTTTTTCCCAATCCTCATCGTTCCATTCCTTGACCTTACCCCAATCTCTCCAGGCTGTATCCACTCCAATATTCTCTTTGGTTGCGTGATCGAGTACCAACTGTCTAGTAGTCAAGCCCTCAAGCTGACGACTGTACAATCTTTGCCTCCTAGCTTCAATAACTGAATCTGGATTTCTTCTTCCACAGACCTTACCACCCAACGGAGCGTTTGGACTGTCTACATCTGGTCGATAGTATGCTTGAGCCACGGACTAAATAAATACTAATACTTGAATAATAACCCTAAAAACACTATTTAGTCGACTAAAACACGGAAATTTGTTCATATTTGGGCTATTCTTTACTACATGAGCACAAAAACAGACGAAAAATTATCACTTAGATGGGCACAGGGGGAGGTGTTCAACGCAAAACAAAGATTTAGAGTCCTGGTAGCTGGCAGAAGATTCGGAAAATCCTATTTATCCTGCATAGAACTTTTAAAAGCAGCAATAGACCGCCCTGGCGAAACCTATTTCTACTGTGCCCCCACCTACCGCATGGCAAAAGACATAGCCTGGAAAGAAATAAAGAAACTTATCCCACGGGAATGGATAGCCTCCAAAAACGAAACCGACCTCAAAATAGAACTAATCAATGGATCGCTAATCGAACTCAAAGGCACAGAAAACTCCACAACCCTGCGTGGCCGAAGCCTCGCTGGAGTAGTACTTGACGAAGCAGCCTTCATGGATTCCGATGTTTGGTTCCAGGTAATCAGACCAGCCCTCGCGGATAAACAAGGTTGGGCACTCTTTATTTCTACACCAGATGGCACAGCCTCATGGTTCTACGACTTATGGTGTTACGTTCCAGAAGATGAAACAGGTGATTGGAAACGCTGGAGCTTTACAACAATAGACGGGGGTAATGTTCCAGAAGAAGAAGTAGAAGCAGCAAAGGCCCAACTAGATAGCAGAACATTCAAGCAGGAGTTCGAGGCAAGTTTCGAGAATCTCACGGGTCTCGTTGCAGTCTCTTTTTCAGATTCCAACATTTCTACCGAAGCGGAGGACATATCCATCGCCCCACTCTTATTAGGAGTTGATTTTAACGTAGATCCACTTTGCGGAATCTGTGCTGTCCGCTACCGAGACATTTTATACGTCTTTGACGAAATAATTATGACGGGAGGTGCAACAACCTGGGATTTTGCAGAAGAAGTAACTGACCGATATGGAGTCGAAAGAAGAATCATTGCTTGCCCCGACCCAACGGGTGCAGCCAGAAAAACATCAGGAGTAGGTTCAACGGACCACACTATCCTGCGTAGAAGTGGATTCACAGTATCTTCCCCACGTTCACCCTGGAAAATACGAGATAAAATTACATCAGTAAACACCGCTTTGTATGATGCAGCGGGAGAAAGACGAACTTTAATACACCCACGCTGTAAAGAATTAATAAAATCCCTCCGAACTTTGACTTACGCTCCAAATACAGGTATGCCAAACAAAAACCTTGGAGTTGACCACGCATTTGACGCATTTGGTTATCTTTGTCTACAGCAATTCAACCTTGCAAAACCAGAGACATTAGGTCAGACTTCGTTTAGAATATACTAAAGATACCTAATTCTTACTATGTACCATTCTACAACTAAGAAAAAGAAGAAGAAAAAGAAGGGAGGTAAAAAACGTGGCGAATGTTCCTGTAAATAAAGCGTTATACTCTAGGGTAAAATCAGAGGCTAAACGTAAGTTTGCTGTTTATCCTTCTGCTTACGCTAATGCTTGGCTTGTACGAGAGTACAAAAAACGTGGTGGTACTTATCGCACTGGAACTAAGAAACGTGGCAAGAAGTAGTGGCGGTCTAACCCGTTGGTTTAAAGAAAAATGGGTAGATGTCAAAACTGGTAAACCCTGTGGCCGATCAAAAGGTGAAAAACGAGGCTATCCAGCTTGTCGACCCAGTAAACGTGTCTCAAGTAAGACACCTAAGACTGCTGGAGAGATGTCATCAGCCGAAAAAGCAAGATTTAAGCGTGAAAAAACTGGTAGTGCTAAGATAAAGTATCAACATAGACGCAAAAAATCCACCAAAAGGAGTAAAAAATGACCGAAATGACAGATGAAATGCTCGACATCATAGAAAAAGTCAAAGGAAAGCGAAATCCTAGCCTTTGGGATCCCCGATGTGAACAATATCTAGCAAAAAACAAAAAAGGTACTGTAAAAAAGTCAACAACAAGTTAAACTAATTGTAAATACTCTTTTTTCTTAGAATAATGGCATTTTTTCGTGGAGAAGAAGGCTCCGTAAAATTTAAAAACGGATCTGGAACTACTGAAGCAGTCGTGTCTACTACTGGTTGGACATTAGATACAACAAAAGACACTTTAGATGTAACTGCTCACGGAGCAACATCAAGATCATTTGTAGGCAGCTTAATTTCTGGGTCTGGTACTATTGACTTCTTATATACAGCAGCCAGTGGCAACGAAACTGCAAACCTATTAGCAGACGTTTTAACTACAGAAGATGCTGGTGATGCACAGTTTGAATTATTTTTAGACACTTCTGGTAGTAAAAAAGTAAGTTTTTCTGGATTGGTTACAGGAACAAGTTTATCTGCAACAACAGGTGATTTAGAAACAGTAAGCGTTAGTTTTATAACTTCTGGTGCTATCACCAACGCTGCGTAGTGAAACTTACCTCTCGCCAAAAAACTTTATTATCTAAGCACTCTGAACACCATAGTGCAAAGCACATGGAGTTTATGAAAAGGCGAATGAGAGCAGGAGACACTTTTACCCAAGCCCATAAAAAGGCACAAACTAAAGTAGGAAAGTAATGCCACGCAAAAAAGGAGTTAGTTTATCAGTTGGTAG